TGCAATTAACGCAAATGGCTCAAATATTGTTTTAAACACTTCAACTTCAACAGTAGGCACATCAACTGTTTGCATGACAACTTTAAGCGATCCTAATAATGGTACTGCGGCAAATAAATCTGATATCAGAAAAAATGCTGGAAGTGCTGAAAAAAATAACGTAACTACTGGGGCAGTACAAGACGCAAATCCTGCTCAAGCGCTGCGAGTAGGAGATTATGAAATTGGTGGTCTGTTTTCACCTGATGGCTTGGTTTGTGAAATAGTCATTTGTAGCGGGCTACTGGGCGCAAGCGATATTACAGAGACGCAAGATTACTTGATAGCAAAGTGGGGAATCTAATGTGGTATGAATGGGATTCGTTAGAAGCATTTAACGCTTGGCACGAAGCTCTTAAGCAATCGCTGGGCTATCCCCTGATTTCAACAAACCAAGCAACAGGTTTACCTGATCCAGATGCTCAAATCACAGAAAATTACACTTCTGCTATTGAAGTTGAAGGTAAGTTTATTGCCCTTGTCGGTTCAGATTATGCAGAAGGATTAACCCCAACCGCATTAAGGTTGCCTAGACCTTCGGACTTGGCATGAGTTCTCAATCAGCAAAACCTTTAGACGAAAACTTCTACACTTGGGATAAGGACAGCAACAAATGGCTATTCAATCCTCTGATGCAAGAATGACTCCAAAGCTTTGCAAAGCAGGGCAGCAACTAAGGGAGCAGCTCGATGATAGTTACCCAGACCGCGATAGAACCTCGGACGGCTGGATTGGCGATGTACGTCATTCGGCACGTCCTTCTGACCACAATCCTGATGCAGCGGGCATCGTCCGAGCCATTGACATTGACAGGGATTTATCTGGGAAGGCAAAGCCAGACCTCATGCCTGACCTTGCAGATCAGATACGACTTGCAGCGAAACGTGGAGATAAGAGAATCTCTTATGTCATCTTCAATGGTCGCATCGCATCGTCTCGCATGGGGTGGCGTTGGCGGAAGTATTCTGGAATTAACCCGCACACTAAGCATTGCCATATTTCTTTCACTAAGAAGGGCGATTCAGATGATTCGTTCTTTAATATCCCAATGATAGGCGGCACAGCATGAACATGAAGAATCCAGCAATCCTGACAGCAGGTGCTTTTCTAGCAGCGTGGGGTGCATCTAACTTTGCACTCGACTATCGCTCAATCCTTTGGGCTGTCCTAGCGGGCGTATTCGGATACGCAACTCCTAAGCGATGAGCCCAGCAGACCTCGCAGCTTGGGCTGTAGGAATTGTTACAGTCCTTGGCGGCTTGGCTGCTTACACGCAGTTCATGATTAAACATTACCTAGCAGAGTTAAAACCTAACGGCGGCTCATCTATCAAGGATCAGGTCAATCGCCTTGAAGCGCGTGTCGAAACCATAATTGAGTTGTTAGGTAAGTAACACTTTACCTATGGCTAAGAAGAAGGTCATAGACCTAGACACTTACAACGCGTTAGATCAGTACGCCATTTCCATGCATGAGTTCTACAAGGCGCTACGCAGAGCAGGTTTCGCGGTGGATATGTGCCTAGCCATAATTGTAGAACGTAGCGCATACCCTGATTGGGTTCTGCCAGAGCTGCCTAATCGCATAGACAATATCCCCTACGAAGATGAGGATGACGATTAAGATACTTGTGATTCCAGACATGCAGATTCCTCTGCATGATGAGCATGTCACCAACAATTTAATCCGTTTTGCTCGTACGTTCAAGGCTGATAAGACAGTAACCCTTGGCGATGAAATGGATATGACCGAGCTTGGGCGTTGGAGCGAGGGCAAAGCCGAGTGGTTCGCCCAGACTCTAGGAGACAACCGAGACCTTACAGTCGAGACTCTGTGGGAACTAGGCGTGACGGACATGATCCGTAGCAATCACACAGACCGCTTGTATAACCAGATAAGCAGCAAGATTCCAGCCCTAGGAGCTTTGCCTGAGTTGCGCTTCGAGAAGTTTTTAAAGCTCGATGAACTAGGCATCAAGTTCTGGCGTGATGAAATGCCTATTGCGCCTAATTGGATAGCAGTCCATGGAGACCATACCCCTATCAAGCCACAAGGCGGTCTCTCAGCCCTTGAGGGGGCTCGTAGGCGAGGCAAAAATACTATTTCGGGTCACACACACAGGGCGGGCAGGTCATCGTTCTCAGAGGCTTCTGGGGGGCGTATAGGGCGTGTGCTGCATGGTGTAGAAAGCGGGCATATCATGGATGTGTCTCGTGCGTCTTATACCCATGGGGTAATGAACTGGCAGCAAGCGTTTTCTATTATCTATGTAAAGAATAAGAACGTCCAAGTGGACTTAATCTACATAGAAAAGAACGGCACTTTCATGGTGAACGGCAAGGTCTATGGACGGGTTCGCTAGTCCAGTCTTTGAGGATGAGAATCCTGCTGAAATCGTTATAAGACTGTTATCTAAATCTGGGGGCTGTCGCATCCATCTGATGTAATACTTCTGCTGTCTCCGAGATACGGGGCAGAAGGGCTAAATATGACAGTATTACAGTTAATCATTCTAGGCGTAGCAGTCGGATCGTTTGCTATAGGTCGCTACTCTGGATACCACGATGGCTACGTTAAGGGGCGCATAGCAGTTCGCCGCTATTACGAGTCACTAGAGCGGGTGAGTCGATGAATGCTAGAGACTACCTCAACGAAGCGAGAGCTACTATCCAAGACCGAGGACTTGATTACGGACACCCTAGCGACAATATGCAAAGGACAGCCGCACTCTGGGCTTCATACCTCGAAATGCCCATTACTGATTATCAGGTGGCGATGTGTATGGCATTGGTCAAAATCGCAAGAAGCATGGAAACTGCAAAGCCAGACACTTACATCGACCTTGCGGCGTACGTTGCCATAGCAGGGCAACTACATACAGAGGAGAACGAACTCTATGTTTAACCTAGAAGATTACGAGACAGTTGAGGAACGCCTAGTCAAGTTCTGGAAGGATCACCCAGATGGACAAATCCATACCAAAGTTATTGAAGCAAGTGCCAGCCGTTTTATTGTTGAGGCTTCTATCTATCGCACAGAGGCAGACCTTCGCCCTTGGACAAATGGTCTGGCAGAAGAAACAGTTCAAGGTCGCGGAGTTAATGCTACGAGTGCCTTGGAAAATTGTGAAACTTCAGCTATTGGCAGAGCGTTGGCTAACGCAGGATATGCGACAAAAGGAAAGCGCGCTTCACGCGAGGAAATGGGTAAGGTAAAGGCTAAGGTTGAAGTCCAGAGCATTGTTCAAGAGACCAAGGCAAAGATGGCAGAAACAGCCAAGGAATATGTGCCTGTGCCTGTAGAATCAGACCCATGGAATCAGAGCTTTGCAGCACCAGTTCAGACTATGGAACAGGCAGTCTCGATGGTCAAGGATGTCCTTGGTGGCACTCCGACAGACGAGAGCTGTATCCATGGTGCGCGTGTATGGAAAACAGGAACTTCTAAGGCTGGTAAGCAGTACGGCATGTGGAGATGTCCTGAATCTAGCACAAGAGATATGCCTGGGGGTCAAGTGCCTTGTGATCCTATCTGGTACGAGATTGCCAAAGATGGCACTTGGAAGCCACAGGTGAAACGTGGGTAAATTATACTTTCGTAATATGGATGATGAGTGGGAGCAATTTCCTACAGATGAGCAGTTACAAGCTGCTGAAGCGTCAGCATGGGAGTTACAGAAACTGGGCTTTGCCATTATCTGCCAGCTATGTAATACCCCGCCAACAGTCTCACAGATTAAGTCAAGAGCAATGCTCCAGTCTTGGAAATGCGACAAGTGCCATACAGTTAATTCTGCTGGACGTGCATGACACGACACAGGAAAGACCGAGGCTTGCGTACTGAGCGAGTGGTTGCAGCCTATCTCTCGCAATGGTGGAGAAGCGCATGTGTCGGTCGTGGGGCTGGTAAAGATATTCTCAATGTTCCGTTCGATGTTGAGATAAAGGCTAGAACTGCCTTCCAGCCCTTAGAGTGGTTGCGTCAAGCCACCAAGAGAGCGTCAGCTTCCAATGAGTTGCCGTTTGTGGTGTGCCGTATGAATGGACAGGGTGAAGATGCTTCCGAGTATCTTGCTTTCATGCGGTTTGGTGACTTGGTGCAATTACTTCTACCAATGTACGGAGATATACAGAAAGATTCGGTAGAATTAGAGCCTGAAAGATGCACATTGTGTGGATCGTGGAAGTTAAAGGATGTGCCATGTCGGACGTGTCAGGTATCTAATGCCAATCTATGAGTTTGAGTGTAATTCAGAGACTTGCGAGGCTAATGCCCGCTATGACAAAGAACTATCTATAAGCGAGCCACATGACCTAGATTGTCCGTTCTGTGGTGAAACGATGAGGAAGGTGTACTCAAGTGTTCCAGCAGTTATCTTCAAGGGTTCAGGGTTCTATTCAACAGACAAATAAGCCACGCCTATTAGACCTATTCTGTGGGGCTGGTGGGGCTTCTATGGGCTATGCAGAAGCTGGCTTTGATGTCACAGGCATAGACGTTAAGCATGGCAA